GCACCGCCTGATAAAGGATCAACTTGCAACAATCTTACAAAATCATCAGTTTCAGAAACCGACTGCTCTATATTTAATATTTCATTATATGTACTAGAGTTTTGAAATTCAAACTCTTTACCATTTGCACTTAACACTAATTGTGTATCTAATTTTGCCATTACGCACTCCTTAAATGATATACTAACTGCATATTAATTGTTAAATCAGCCGATGTGCCATCCATCTTAACATTTGCAGTTATTGCCTTACCTGAATTTACATCTGCACTACTTATAGTTAAACTTTGATAATAAGCCTGTTCGTATCCTGCACCTACTATTGCTGATGGTGAAACTGCAACTTCTGTACCATTACTTAAATCACCACCTGTACTACTATTACTTGTATCAATATCATAACTCATCACACTAAATTGAACATCATCACCTGAACTAACATCTGCACCAAACCAAACAGCTACCTGATCTATTGTTATATTAAATGGCAAATACCATAAACATTGTACTATATCATCTGCTGTAGTTGATATTGTAAGTGATGTATCAGGCGTTGATCCTGAACCCATACTTGGTGCAGTAGAATTAAATCTGCCACCACCTATTGAATCCATCATCGTCCAATTTGTGGATGTAGGTTGAAAGTTTACAGATGATAACATAAATTGTTTTACATTTGTATTAACAAATTGTCCTAATGCTTTTACATTTGTATTAGAACCATCAACTTGTAATAAACTATCTCCACCTGATTTTTTAACACTAAATATATCAGTAGTATTGTCATTTTGTGGTCTTACTGCTAATTGATCATCTGATAAAAATATACAAGAACTTGTGCCATCGCCACTCTTAACAACTTTTGCAGAGGTTGATAATCCATTGTTACTATTATCAACTTCTAATAAGTCTTTATAAGTATTTGCTATTGTTTTATTTGTTAAACTCATTATTTAAAATTCTTAATTATTGGTTTGATTTTCTTCCATAATTTATCGTCTTTTTTAGATTTAGTAGTTTTTACTATTAAATCACCTACTGTTAACAAAACAGCTATACCACCCTTTTTTGCGATCCATTTAGCTAATAGAAGATTAATCATTAAAGTTTTTTTCTTAAATGACTTTTTAAAACATCTTCAAGAATATCATAAAGAGCATTATAAACTTTTTCTTCTGTCTTTTCTGATATCATAGGTATATTATAATCTTTATTTATTTTATCAACAATTTCTTGTTGAAATTCATCGCTCAATATTTCATTGATCATATCTTCTTTTTTTTCAGCTAACATATTTTTTAAAAAACTCATTTCATTTCCTTATTTATTTTTATTAGTATATAAACTAATGTTGCTAATGATGCCAATGCACTAAATATAGGAGGAACATATTCTGTCCAATGTAATGCACTTGCTGTTATTCCTATCCCTGCTGTTCTTAAAGTATCAATCATTATTCTTTAATCTCAAAATGTGGAAAGTCATCAAACATATTGTCTTTTACTTGCCAATCCTGATCCCAATCACCACCCCAACGTAAATTAATACCCATACCTCTTGCGATACCTATGACAAATCCTGCAAAAAGAGTTTGACGCTCTCTGTCATTCCAATCAACAGGATAAGGAGTAACGTCCACAGCCCGAGATGGATTAGCATTATGACGACCATTTGGGTACTTGACTTTAGTTTTGCCTTCTTCAAAAAGTTTATCTTGTCTTTCCTGGCTTCTATGCCCTTCCAGAATTGAGCAATCCACATATTTAATAACTTCATTCATTACGTCCTGTAATTTTTGATCGCAAGTTGCTAATCTTTTTTTTGAACTTTTACCAAACTTTGGCATTATTCTGTTTCCTCAACTGTCCACTCTGATGTCGCCAAAGTGGTTAATATTTGTGTGTGATTGTATGTTGTCATACCATTAAAACAAGATGGTGTGTCGCCATCCCACTTCAATATTGATTTAGTTCCATCTACTGACTTTCTCAATGTAGATGAACTTGTTTGTATTGCATTAGATACTAATTCTTCTAACTGCTCAT